GATCCATTACGACGAGCCGAGCGACGCCAAGCACCCGCTGTCGTTCGTCCTGGACGAGATACACCCTGTGAAGCTCTGGCAGGAGTACGGGTATCCGTCGCCGACGGCCGCAGCGCTCGACCCGGACAACGTGCAGCCCGCGCATTGGTGCTGCAACGCCGAGAAGGGCGCGCGTGACGCGTGGGAATTGAAGCGGTCTCGCGCCGACCTGTCACCAATTACGACGTCCCGCAGACGGTAGGGGGGTCACCCCCGCCCAGCAGTCAGGCCACCCCGCGGGCATTGTGCCGGTTTAGACAGATTCGAGAAAAAACGTTATCCACGGTTCAAATCGGAGGTGGAACGTGGCCAACCTCATCGAGGCCGCACGCAGCGGCAACCAGCGCGAGCTGTACCAAGGCATCCTGGAGGACTTGACCGCCACGCTCGCTAACGGCTGCGAAGCCTACACCAAGCCCGGCATCGTGAAGCAAATCATCGCGGTGCAGGAAAAGCTCGAGTCGCTTCCGAAGGAGAAGGCCGACAGCCCGCTGGCACGCGCCAAGGCCGCGGCCAAGGCCGAGCGCGATGCTTAGGCAGGGCGCCCAGGTCCCGACGTTCGAGCGCATCGGCGCGTACGACCACACGAACGGCCCCGCCGTCGTGGAGCTGTTCGAGGCATACGGCAGGCGTTACTACGGCTCGCAGAAGCACGAGATGGACGTGTTCTTCGCCCGCAGCGCCAACGGCAGCTTCGCGGGCAAGTCCATCGGCATCACCAAGCCGCGCCAGAACGGCAAGTCGTTCGCGACGCGCGACTATGCGATATACATGGCCGCCGTCGAGGGCAAGAGCGTGCTGTTCACCGCCCACCACGGGCGCACGGTGCGCAAGATGTTCAAGGAGATGTGTGACTTCATCGAGGGTCACGCCGACTTCGCCGCCGAGCTGGATTACATCTACAAGGCGGGCGGATACGAGGGCATCTACTTCACCTCTGGCGCGTGCATCGAGTTCCAGACGCGCACGAACAGCGGCGGCCGCGGCGGCACGTACTCCGTGATCGTCTTCGACGAGGCGCAGGAGCTGACCAACGCGCAACAGGACGCAATCCTGCCGACAGTCTCCGCTGGCGGCGAGATAGCCGACGGCGAGGGTGACCCGCAGAAGATCTACGTCGGCACCGTGCCCGGCCCCGAATGCCAGGGCACCGTGTTCCGCATGCTCCACGACCGCGCGCACGACGGCGACAGCTCCGTGTGGTGGCTGGAGTGGGGCGCGACGGGTGACTCGCTGGACGATGTGGACGTGGACGACATCGACCTCTGGTATGCGTGCAACCCAGCGATGGGCCGACGCATGAGCGAGGACACGGTGCGCGACGAGCACGACACCATGAGTCGTGACGGCTTCGCCCGCGAGCGTCTGGGCTGGTGGTCGCCGACCGCTGGCCGCGTCCAGACGGTCATCGACGCGGCGAAGTGGCAGGCGTGCGCGGTGGACGGCTCGAACGAGCCAGAGCGCACCGCATATGGCGTGAAGTTCGCGCCAGACGGCTCCGAGGTCATGCTTGCCGTGGCCGAGGAGTCGAACGGTAGGGTTCACGTCGAGCTTGAGCGCCGCGAGTCGATGGCCATGGGCACCGCATGGCTCGCGTCGTGGCTGCTCGAACGCACTAACGTTGGCTGCGTGGCCGTCATCGACGGCAGGAGCTGGTCACAGGCGCTCATAGAGCGCATGGAGAGGGCACCGAAGGGATTCGTCGTGTCGCCGAGCGCGGGGGACGTCATCGCGTCCGCGTCCATGCTTTGCGATGCGGTGGGTGAGGGCAGGCTTACGTGGTTCAGGCCGCAGACACAGCTCATGGAGTCTGCGACGAAGGCGACCAGGCGCCCGATTGGGCGAAACGGTGGGTGGGGCTTCGGCGGTGACGACCCGCTGCCTATCGAGGCATGTGCGTTGGCCCTCTGGGGCCTTGCCACGTCGAAGCGCAACCCGGCAAAGACATTAAGGATAGGCTGATGCACCTCGATTTCGGAAACATCAAGAACGCGGCGGGACTCAATCCCGCCATGCGTGCCCTGCTTGGTGACCTGGTGGACGAGCTCCACGAGCACAGCTCGCGCAACAGGCTCAAGCGCCGCTACTACGACGGCCGCGTGACGGTTGCCGAGTGCAACATCGGCATCGCAATCCCGCAGAGCGTCGCGTCGCTCGAGATGGCGTGTAGCTGGCCAGAGAAGGCCGTCACGGTGCTCAAGGACCGCAGCCGATTCGACGGTTTCGTGACGCGCGGCGGCGGCAGCAGCGAGCTGCTGGACCGCATCGTGCGCGACAACGCCCTCATCTCGCAGTACGGCCGCGCGTGCGGAGACGAGCTCATGCACGGCGTCGTGTTCCCGACGTTCAGCGCCACGAAGCGCGGCAGCCGCGTCTCCGTGCGGTTCCACTCGGGCGAGACGGCCACGGCGTTCTGGGACGGCGGCACGCAGCGCGTGAGCGCGGGACTCGCAATCATGCAGACCGCCCGCACGAGTTCGGGCTCGCGCGTGCCGTCCGTCGTGAACATGTACACCGATGACGCGGTGTGGGTCATCGTCCGCGAGGAGGGCGGCGGCGCGACATGGCGGGCGGTTGAGTTCCCGCACGCGATGGGGCGACCGCTCATGATGGCCATGTCAAGCGAGAGCGACACCACGTCGCGCCCGTTCGGCCGCAGCCGCATCTCGCGCCCCGTGCGTGACCTCACGCGCGGGTACATCCGCACGATGGCGCTCGCCACGATCGCGCTGGAGTTCGCCACGAGTCCGCAAAAGTACCTGCTGGGCATCACCGACGAGCAGTATGACGCGCTCATCTCCGAGAAGTTCCGCACCTACGCGGGCTCGCTGCTTCTCGCGACGCGCGACGAGAACGGCGAGATGCCGCAGTTCGGGCAGCTCGCGCAGGGCACCATCGCGCCGCACGTCGAGATGCTGCGCATGCTGGCCACCCAGTTCGCGAGCGTGACGAGCCTGTCCGTGACCGACACGGGCGTGGTCAATGACGCGAACCCGACGAGCGCCGACGCGCTGGCCGCGTCCAACGAGAAGCTCATCATCCGCGCCCAGAACCTCAACCGCGAGAACGGCGACGCGCTGTACCAGATGGCGCTCATGGCTCAGGCCATTGCCGGCAACAAGTCGCTGCGCGACCTCACCGACGAGGAGCTGGACGTGATGCCGCACTTCATGAACCCCGCGATGCCATCACAGGCGTCCACCGCCGACGCTGCCGTGAAGATCGCGAGCGCCGACCCGTCGTTTGCCGGCACGCAGGTGTTCTACGAGATGCTGGGCTTCGACGCGCCGACCATCGCGCGCATTGACGGCGAGCGCCGCCGACAGCGCGCCGACATGCGGCAGGCGATGCTGCTCGGAGCTGAGTGATGGAGAAGCAGTACGGCATTAGCCTGCAAGAAGTTCAGGCGTACGGCGCAATGCTCGAGTCCGCGCAGCGTCGCGGCGGCAGCAAGGCACGCACCGAGACGGGCAGGTGGATGGCGCAGCACCCAGACGCCACCGTCGAGGAAGTGCGCGAGGCCACCATCGGCATCGTCACGCGCAACGTGAGCGCGTACGGTGAGGCCGCGGCTTCCTGCGCGGCAGACCTCTACGACGACACGATGGCGGCTGCGGGCGTGGACGTCCCGCGCGCCGAGATACTGTTCGCCAACCCCGAGCAGTCGGTGGAGCGTGCCGTGCGCTATCAGGTCCAGTCGGTCATCGACGGGGACGTGGACGGCTACCTGGACTCCGTGGACTCCATGACCCAGTACTACGTGCGTCGATGCGCGAACCAGACCACCATGCGCAACGCGGAGCGCGATAACCGCTACGTCACCAGGGGCGGCCTCGGCACGTCGTACACGAACCGCCAGTTCGGGCGGCTCCACCAGCCCACGGCTAACGTCGGCTTCAATGAGCGCACGCGCCGACCGAAGAGGCGCGGCGGCGAGCAGCCACTGCGCCCAGGTGACGTCGCGTACGCACGCGTGCCGACTGGCGCGGAGACGTGCACCTATTGCATGATGCTGGCTTCGCGCGGCTTCGCCTACCATTCGGAGGAGTCCGCAGGGCACGCCGACCACCGTGGCTGCAACTGCCTGATCGTCGCTGGCATCCATGGCATGAGCTACGTCGAGGGCGTTGACGTTGACGAGCAGTACCGCGTGTGGAAGGAACTTGCGAGCGTGGACGCGAAGCTCGAGCGCGGCGAGATTGACCGCGCCGAGTGCGAGCGCCGCAAGCGAGAGATCGTGGACGAGCACCCGCACGCCACCGCGCAGATTCCTGCGGCAGTGCCACGCAAGACCGAGTCCACTGGCGTCGAGCTGTGGTACTCGCCACGCGACTACGAGCGCGGCGGCCAGCTGGACGCGCCGCGAATCATCCCACTTTGATGAACAGGCCCTGCGGGGCCTTCTTCATGGCTACGCGAGCCTGTCGCGGACATGACGACCGCCAAAGGCGGGGAAGGGGGCAGACATGCCCGAGACCAACGACACGCCGACGCAGGGCGCACCTGCGGAGCGCATGTTTACGCAGGCCGAGATGGACGCAATCATCGGCGACCGTCTCAAGCGGGAACGCGCAAAGTACGCCGACTATGAGGACGTGAAGGCCAAGGCCGCGCAGTTCGACGCCGCGCAGGAAGCCGCCAAGAGCGACCTCGAGAAGGCGGTGGAGGAGAGAGACAGGCTCAAGGCCCAGCTGCAGCAGCTCGAGGACGAGCGCACCCGCGCCGAGCAAATCGCCAAGGCCGCGGCGGCGCACGGCGTCGATGCCGCGCTTCTCGCGCGCATGGCGGGAGACGTGGACGAGAACGCCCAGTTCCTGCAGCAGCAGATGGCCGCGATGCCTAAGTACCCAACCCTCACCGACAAGGGCGAGACGCCGCCACCGACGCGCACCCGCGCCGAAATCATGGCAATCAGGGACGATGCCGAGCGGCTTCGCGCAATCGCCGAGAACAAGAACCTCTTCGAGTAAGGAGCCACCATGGCCACCAACGTTAACTTCACCGAGATTATGGGCGCCGCATCCATCGACTTCGCCGACGCCTACGCCAACGACTACGCCAACCTGCGCGCCGTCCTCGGCGCCGCCAACTGGCAGGTGCTGCCCATCGGCACCGCCCTCAAGACGCGCGACGTCGCTGGCTCCATTCAGAGCGGCGACGTGGCAGAGGCCACCGAGATCCCCGCGTCCACCTTCACCGGCACCGCAGAGCTCGTGGAGCTGACCTACAAGAAGTACCGCGCCCTCGTGGGCTTCGAGACCATCCAGTCTCAGGGCATCTCCGCCGTCACCCACGAGGACAACGTCCTCCGCGCCCAGATGCAGGGCGACCTCAAGGGCATCTTCGCCGCCGCCCTCACCCAGACCGGCTCCACCTCCGTCACCGGCACCACGTTCCAGGCCGCATGCGCCAACGGCTGGGCCAAGCTGAACGAGGTGCGCGACGGCTACGCCACCACCCCCGTCTTCTTCTGCTCCCCGACCGTGGCCGCCGGCTACCTCGGCACCGCCAACATCACCATGCAGACCGCATTCGGCCTGTCCTACCTGACCAACTTCCTCGGCCTCGGCGACCTCATCGTCGTCCCCGGCCTGCCCGACGCCAAGGTGTTCGCCACCGCACAGGAGAACCTGGTCGTCGCGTCCGCCGACGTCCAGGGCATCGGCGCTGGCTTCACCACCGACCAGTCGGGCATCATCGCCGTCAAGCACGCCCCGAAGGACGACCACGCCGCCATGGAGATCGTCGTTCTCGGCGGCGCCAAGGTCGTGCCGCAGGTCAAGACCCACATCATCGCCGCCACCATCGGCGCCTAGTGACCGTTATCACCATCCAGACGTTCCATGACGCGCAGGAGAACGTGCTGCGCGCCATGGGCGAGCGCTTCGAGTGCGCTGACGCACGTGCTTCCCAGCTCGTAGGCTGCGGACTGGTGGCACCAGCAGCCGAACAGCCGAAACAGACGCGTGCGCCGCGCCGAAAGGCGAAGAAGGGGGTCTAAATGGACTTGTACTGCTCCGTCGAGGACCTTGCCTGCACCGTGCTGGACGAGGACGTCGCGAACAAGATGATCGAGCGTGCGTCGCTCATGGTGCGCGAAGCCTGCAAGGGCCGCGACATCGACCCCGAAGCCGCCCGCGTCGTCGTGGCGCAGATGGTGGAGCGTGCGCTTGCGTCGCAGACCGCCGAAGAGTTCGGCCAGACCCCGCAGACCATCCAGAGCATCTCGAGCTACTCGAACACGTGGACGTGGGGCAACCCCGTCGGGCAGCTCTACATCCGCAAGCCCGAGCTGCGTCTGCTTGGCGTCGCGGCGTTCGCGTCCTTCGCCGCTCCGCACTACGGGAACATGGAGCCCGCGAATGACTGAGCACATCGAGGTCAAGCTCGTGGGCGCGGGCTTCCGCACCGTGCTCAAGAGTGATGGCGTCGCCCGCGAGGTCGGGTATCTCGCCGAGCGTGCGCGGTATCGCGCTGAGTCCGTGAGCGGGCTCAGGTTCGGCAGCGGGGTTGACATCGGCCCCGTCTCGGCCCACGGGTGGGTCGGCGCAAGCGCGATGGACGGCCGCACGGGCAGGGTCAACCGCGGGCTGCTGGCAAAGCAGTCCGCCGCGCTCGGCACCGCGCTGCACGGCGTCTAGGCAACAAGCAACACCAGGCAAAAGGCCCCCGTTAGCGCGGGGGTCTTTTCATACAGATTGGACACAACATGGCAACTGGCAACAACAACGTGGCCGCTGTCTCGACCACCAAGGGCGTCGCTGGCGGCTACGCGTTCTCCGCCGCATCCAGCGCCACGCTCCCGACCGACTTCTCCACCGCCCTCACGGCAGACTTCACGTGCCTCGGCTTCGTGAGCGAGGACGGCATCTCGGAGACCATCGACACCGAGAGCACCACGCTCAACGACCTCAACGGCGACCCCATCTACACCGCTACCTCCCGCCGCACCGAGACCGTCACCCTCAAGCTGGTGGAGGTCAACGCCCCCGCGCTCAAGGAGACGTACGGGCAGGACATGGTGACCGTCGCCGAAAGCGGCGACCTCACCGTGAAGCACGGCGACCACTCCAACGCTAACCGCATCTACGTCTTCGAGCTCGTGCTGCGTGACGGCCGCAAGTGGCGGCAGGTAGTCCCTGCGGGACAGGTGACTTCCGTGGGCGACCTCTCGCTGGCCGCTGGCGAGATTGCCGGCCGCGAGATCACGATCACCTGCAACATCGACCAGACTGGCGTCTCCGTCTACGACTACATCGAGGCGGTGGCTTCCTAATGGTCACCTTTGAGTTCGAGGGCAAGCAGTTCGAGGCGGACGACTCGGTTCTCACCGACTACGAGTTCGTCTGCGACATCCTCACCGCCGACGAGGACCCGAAGGCGCTCGTTCGGTGCTTCCGTGCGGCGTTCGCTGGTCGCGACAGGGAGTACGCCCGCACGCTGGGCGGCAAGTTCCAGAAGATGGGCGAGCTGCTCGTGGCGGCCGTCCAGTCTGTCGGGGACGCCGCAAAAAACTAATGCTGCTCGCGCGGCTCATGCGCGACAAGCCGTGCGAGCTGCGGGCTGACCTCCAGCAAACCTACGGACTCAACCTGGACGGCATGGGCCGCGACTACTCCGTGGCCCATGCCGCGTGTTGCGCCGCGCAGCTCCCCGCTGGCGCTAGGGTCTGGCGCGACACGGCGGCCGAGTGGACGGAGGTGGAGTACCTGCTCGCGTCCATCGAGTTTTCGTTGCGCGTCCTCAAGTGGCAGAACACCGAGGACGGCATTAAGGACAGGAACGCCCCGGAACCCATACGCACGCCCGCGTCACGCGAGCAGGACGAGCGCCACGCGAAGGCGGCGCTTGCGAACCGCGCATGGGTGGACGAGGTTTTGAGACAGAAGACGACCGGAGGTGAATGATGGCAGGCGAGATTGCATCTGCATACCTCCAGATTTATCCGCGACTGGAAGGCACGGCGGTTGCCGATGCGGTGAAGCAGGCAATGGCCGGCACTGGTACCGAGGCCGGAGCTGAGTTCTCCGACGAGTTCAACCAGCGCTCGAAGTCTGGCATGGGGCCAGCAGGCACGGCCGCAGGAGACACGTTTGCCGACAAGTTTCGCACGGCCGCGGCCGTCGCGCTCGGCAACATCATGTCGTCGCTCGCCACGGAAGCTGCGCAGCAGTTCAGCTACTACTTCCAGGCTGGCATCGGGCAGAGCGACGCGCTGGCGAAGTTCGCGACCTCGATGGAGTTCGCGGGGTTTGACGAAGCCGAGATCGAGTCGGCAACCGCGTCCATCCGCGAGTACGCCGACCAGACGGTGTACGACCTGAACGAGATCCTCAACACCACGTCAAGGCTCGCTTCGAACGGCGTCGAAGACTACGGCTCGCTCACGCAGGCCATGGGCAACCTCAACGCCGTGGCTGGTGGCAACTCCGAGTCGTTCGGGTACCTTGCCAACGCCATCGTGCAGGTCAACGGCGCTGGACGGCTCATGAGCCAAGACTGGAACCAGTTCGTCAACGCGCTGCCTGGCGCTTCTGGCGCGATTCAGGACGAACTGTTGGCAATGGGTGCGTGGGACGACTCGATGGGGACGTTCCGCGACGCGCTGGCCAACGGCGAAATCAGCGCCGAGGAGTTCAACCAGGCAATCATGAACCTCGGCCTGACGGACGTTGCGCAGGAAGCCGCGACGTCGGCCAGCACCTTCGAGGGCGCGACCGGGCAGCTCGCCGCAGCGGTGACGAACACCATGCAGTCGGTATATGACTCGCTGAACGAGGACGGGCGCATCACCGAGTTCATCAACGGGATGGCCGACGCGTTCGCGTCTGCCGAGCCGATCGTGGCGTCCGTCGCTAGTGCAATCGGCGAGTTCCTTGAGTTCATCGCGCCGATCGTGCCCATCATCGCGGGCATCGTTGCGGGCATAGCGGCGGCGTCCGTCATAACGACCATCGTCGGCGCAATCAGCGGGGCCGTCGCGTTTCTCACGACCGTCGTGGGGCCCGCGCTTGCCATGGTCGGCAGCGTGCCAGGTCTCGTGGCCCTCATCACGACCGTGCTCGGTGGCCCCATCCCAATCATCGCCGCCGTCATCGGCGCGATCATCGCGTTCGTTGCGACCAACGAGGACGCGCGGAACGCCATCGTGAGCGTCTTCGGCCAGATTAAGACGGCCATCAGCAACGCGCTGAACGCGGTGAAGACCATCATCACCAACGTGGGCGCGACCATCCGCAGCGTGTGGTCGAACGCGATGAGAGCGCTCATCACGGCTGCGTCGAACGCAATTACTGGCGTGAGGACAGCGCTGGGCAACATCAAGTCTGCGGTGACTGGCGTGTTCTCTGGCGCCGCGTCGTGGCTGCTGGACGCTGGACGAAACATCATCCGTGGCCTCGTGAACGGCATCAGCGGCGCGGTCGGCTGGGTGACCAGCGCAGTGAGCAACCTCTGCTCCGACGCAATCGGCACGCTCAAGTCGTTCTTCGGCATCGCGTCCCCGTCCAAGCTCATGGCTAGGATGGGCGGCTACATGATGCAGGGCCTTGCAGACGGCATCGAGGACGGCGCTGGCGACGCGGTGCGTTCGATGCGCAGCGCGTCCGACTCCGTTGCCGACGCCGTTGGGCTCGACCGTAACGCCAGCTTCTCGGCGTCTGGCGCGACCGACAAGGGCATCGTCAACAACTACTACATCGACGGCAACCTCGCCGCGTCCGACGCACGTCTCGCTGCGGCGCTTGACGTGGTGGCAGAGCGCGTCGGCGGGCGTCGCAGGATGGGGAGCGTGAGGGC